GATTTGAGCACAAGGGGAGCGCTACACAGCTTGCAAACAGGCTCAAATCAAAACTTACAAGCCAATGATAGCCGTCACACTGAAAACACCAGCAGGTGAGGACGTTTGCGAAATCCGCTTACCGGCAAATGCATCGGAGCTTCCTCTATCAAGGTATGTGTCATTTTTGAACGAGGCGGCAAAGATGAAATTACAAGGTAAGAACATCGTTGTTACAATGGCCAGAGCGGTAGCGGAGTTCGCGGGTCAGCCGTTTGACGTTATGCTAATGGCTAAGTTCGGAGCGGAGTGGACAAACAATGAGGCCGGGATAGACGGCATACGGGCGTTATATGGTTGGTGCATAGACACGATAGGCAAGTACAAAGGGGAGTTAAGGATAGACGCTACACACAGCTTTCAGTATAAAGGGGAAAAGTTTGAAATACCGACGTTGGTGTTAAAGGCCATTGGAGGCACTATTCTCCCAGACATTGAAACAGGAGAGGCTATAGAAGCATTTGAAGTAATCCGGACCTTTGGTGAATCAATTGAAAAGTCAGCCACAGTACAGGAGTGTATTGCAGGTATTCGAAACCAGGGAGATGATACCGAAAAATATGTAAAGAGGGTTCGTGAACTTGTGCCAGAGTTGAGAGGCATTGAGCTTGTTGGCGCCACGGAGGACCAGTACATGGAGATTTTACAACAGCACGGAGATGAGGACGGCAACCTAACGTTCAGCCGATACCTTTACATGATGGCCATACTATGCAGGAAGCCAGGAGAAAAACTTCCGGTTAAACACGCGGAGAAAAAGAATTTCATAAACGAGCGGGCTGCCTTTTTCCAGGAAATAGATACAAAGACAGCGCTAGACGTGGATTTTTTTTTGCTCAGTATATTGAGTGCCTTAAAAGCGAACCATCAAACCGTTGGTTCTTTAATCCGCCTGGGTTTCGAAGCAGCGGTGGAAACGAAAAGGCTGAAAGGGAAGCTTATAACAGGGCCGTCCAACACCAGGAAACTGTTTATAAACGGGTAGGTTGGCGCACCCTTTCAGCGTCAGTAATGGATAGCGGTTGGTACAATGAGGCAGGCATGACGCCGGTAGAGTGCGCAGCGCGGGCACCATTTGAGGAGGTGGTGCGTATCATCAGTGAAAAAAACGCAACCTTATGAACAAACTATTAATTATTGCTACGGAGCTTATAGAGCAGGCCGATGAGTTCCACGGGAAATTTCCAGACGCGGCGACAAAAGTAGAGGAGGTGTTTAGCCCAGGTCTTACGCAATACAACAAGGCGTTTGAGAAATTACGCAAGGAGGTTACACGCATGAAAAACAAGGAGAAATACTAATGAGAGCCACAAAACGCGACTTTTTAGAATCTTTAAGGCAGGCCGTGATGTTTAGCCCTACAAGCGCAGACGGAAAATGCCACCAGTTGCAGACCTTTAAAGTATTGGAGGTTGGCTTTGGCGGGCTTGTCCGTTCATCGAACCTTGGTGGTACAATTTGCGACAAGGGTAAACCATTCTTTTGGAGCCGGTTATGGCACAGCCTAAGTTACAACCCAAATAGAGTTGAGTTTGACTTTCCAGTTTTGATAGCCGTTGAGACGGGGTACACGGTGGACAAGCCACTTGCAAAGAACAACACCAGGAGCTACAATTTCAACCTTACCGTATTAGACAAGCACGTTGAGACAAAAGGTACAGCCGGGTGCGAAGGTTGCAACGGTCGCACAATAAATGAGATATATGAAGACACGGAGTCATTGCTATTTCAAGCGCTGCACTTTGCATCAAAGACAACATACGCGGTATTGTCAGACGGAACCACGGGCCACTTTAACCGTGACATGCTAGACGCATGGATAGACCTTGGACACATTACAACCTACGAGCCAACGACCGCACCAGGTACAACCTGGGAGATAGGAATAAAAAACGCCTCCGCATACAAGGCCTCAATACCAGCAGAGGGCTTATATGGAAATTCCATTGCCATTACATTGGAGATAAAGGGGTGCGATGAAGCGGAGTACAACTTTAGAAACCTTCCAGACTTTGGCGTATTAAGCCATGAGGTAGGTTGCAAAAACTGCAAATGAGCGAAGCAGCCAAGGCCATATCAATAGCGCTAGAGCAGGCAATGAAAGTTCTGCAAAGCGATCTACGAAAGGAGCTGCGTGAGCAGGGGCACCACAGTACCGGCACGCTTAACGATTCAATCCAGTATGAAATAACAACCGGAGTTGATGTTGTCACGGCTACGATTGAATGTGAGGATTACGGGTTGGCTATGGAGTTTGGAATACCAGCCAACAAAATACCATTTAGCCCTGGGAGCGGAGCGGGCCGGAGCCAATATATAGAGGGCTTAATTACGCACTTTGAGCGGAAAGGATTGCAGGGTAGAGAGGCGGTAAGCGCAGCATTCGCCACGGCGCACGTACAAAAAAGGCAAGGGATGCCAACGGCTGACAGTTACAGGTTTTCATCCAACGGGGATAGGCTTGGATTTGCTTCGAAAACATTGGAGAGGGACTTAGCTACGATTGGCAGAATATTGGAGGAGCAAACAGGAGTGTACCTAGACATACAGACGCGCAGCACAGCGGTTGAAGTTGAAACGTTCACGCTTTACACCTAAACATAATGCCACAAACCATACTATTCAAATTCACGGCCCTAGACATTGGCGTAGCAAAAGCGCAGGACGGGGTAAAGGACCGGCTAAAAGAAATCAACCGGGAAATCAAGCAGGCCAAACAGCTCGGAAACCCGTATGATAAATTGCTAGGTGAGAGCGTTAAATTGAACCGGGAAACGGCGAAGTTAAGGCAGGAGCAGAAAGCGCTTAATAGAGAATTTGAAGCGACTAAGGTACCTACTGATTCCCTAGCAGGATTGCGGTTGGAGTATAGCCGACTGATTGAAAAGGTAAAACAACTTTCAGCAGCGGAGCGGGCAAGTCCAGCGGGGCAAGCGCTGATTAAAAATACGGCCAACGTCAGGCAGCAGGTGACTGATATAGAGGCAACGTTAGGACGTTTCACGAACAACGTTGGAAACTATAAAAGCGCTTTACTTGGGGTTGGGGATGTCATTACCGGAGGGCTAATTACCGGAGGGTTTGCAGCAGGAGTTACAGCGCTTATCAGTGTGATGAAGTTAGGCACCAGTATTGCCATTGACTACGAAAAAAAGCTGGATGACCTTTCAGCGCTGACGGGGGTTACCGGTGCCGGGTTGGAGGGATTGAGAGGTATCGAGCAGTCACTACGTAGCATAGACCTGGCAGGAGTTGAGGTTGTAAGTACGGGGTCAGACATATTGAACGCCTTAAAACTAGTAGGCGGAGCACGGCCGGAGTTACTTAAGGATTCCGAAGCTATGGGCGAGGTCGCAAAGCAGGCCATCGTGTTGTCAAAAGCCAGCGGTGACGGGTTGGAGCCATCGGTGTTGGCGCTTACGACCGTATTTGGGCAGTTCAACCAAAAAGCCGGGGACGCGGAAAGGATTATTAACGAACTGGCAGCGGGCGCAAAGGTTGGCGCCTCAGAGATACCGCAAACGACAGACGCATTACGCGAATTTGGCACAGTTGCAAACATTTCAAACATAACCACAAGCGAGTCAGTCGCCCTGATTGAACTGCTGGCCGACCGTCAGCTAAAAGGCGCGGAGGCGGGTACACAACTAAGAAACATCCTTACAAAACTTGCCGCAGCGGATGTATTGCCAAGGAATGCAAGGGAGGCTTTTAAGCGGCTAGGCATTGACTTAAATGTTTTAAAAGACTCCACACTGCCATTAGAGGTAAGGTTGCGTGAACTTGGCAAAGCGAATGGAGATTTAGCGGCGCTGTCAAAAGCGTTTGGAGTTGAAAACTTGCAGGCGGCCACAATTATTACAGAGGGGCTACCAAAGTACGCAGCACTAAAAGAGGGAATAGAAGGTACCAACGAGGCGTACACCCAGGCAGGAATCAGAGCGGACAATGCCAGTACGTCGTTGGAGAACCTTGGCAACAGGGTTCAAAATAAATTGCAGCTAGTTTTCCAGGGAGCAACGCCATTAATACAGGGGTTTGCTGATTCATTGGGGAACATTGTAGAGAACGGAGATTTGGCTTCATTGATTTTAAAGGGGCTAACGGCACCATTTGACACCGGAAAGCGGCCACTTAAACCAGGTGACGCCAATTCAAAGCCATTCGATGTAAACAACCCGTTGGACGGGTTACTTGGTGCGCCCACGGACCCATTCGGAGTGCTACGGCCGTTGAGCGAAAAGGAGAAAGCGAATATGCGCCAAAAGGCCATAGAGCTGACCAAAATTCGAGCAGCGGCGGAAAAGGAGGAGGCGGCAAAAAGCAATGGGGCCAAAAAAGAAGTATTCGCGGCGGGAAGCCTTGGCGCCTTACAGCAGGAGTTTGAAAAGCTGCAAAAGAAGATTGCCAACACACCAGGAGACAGCCCGCTACTTGACGGGCTTATAAAGGCTTCCATCGTGGCGGAGCAGCGGGTAAAGTCACTGCAAAACATAATAGCTGAAATCCGAAACCCTACCGTTGAGCTTACCGATGAGCAGCGAGCGCTAGAGTTGGCAACAGGGATTGACCCGGAGCAGGCGATCAAACAAGCGAAGTTGCTAAGGGATAAACTTGGCGCGGAGCTAGGAGGCATCGCAGCCGATCAGGCAGAGGACCCACTAGCAGCTATTGCATTCCAGCTTGACAAGGACCAGGCGGCGAAAGACAGCGCAGCCGCTGAACAAAAGATCGAAACACAGACGCGGCTGAACGAGGCATTAGTAGACGGGGCAATTACAGCGGCACAAACAATTGCAGACGCCACTTTCCAGATACAGCAGAACCAGCTACAAAAAGAGCAGGAAGCAAAATTCGCTGCACTTGACAAACAGGAGCAA